AAGGCGTAGGTTGGATGTGCCAGAAGTTGTGGAGGAGTAATCACCTGTTACGGCTACATCTCCAGTAACCGTTAGATCGTCATCAACCAACAAGTCCACCACGTTAAGCGTAGCAAACGCATCAACCATAACCGCTCCAGAACCACCGCCGTTCGAGTAAACCGCCTTGGTCTGCCCCGCTGGGATTGTAATGTTAGCTCCAGACCCTTGAGATATGATGATGTTCTGTGAACCAGAGGTTCCGTTCTCAATAAACCAAAGTTTGCTAACTGTGTTTGGACCAAGGGTAATTGTACAAGCAGAATCCAAAGTACCAGTGTACTTTAAAAANATGGATCTGCCGGGGTCTGTTGCACCGTCTGCNATTGTGGTTGNGTGTGTGTCCGCGTTAGTTGTAATNGCCTCTGTGCCAAAAGCAAACGCTTCCGCAATTAATTCAAGGTTAGTATTGGTTGTATCGCCCCAAGTACCCGATTGTTCGCCAGAACCAATTTCTTCTAACCGAAGGTCATTTGTATATACACTTGCCATGTTATTATCCTATGCTACGCGCCCGTTCTCAATGTTTACCCAAGAGGGTGTTTGAGAAGGCACTATGTTTAAAAAGTTGGGGTCCTGATCCGGAACAATTTGACCCCAAGGTGGGTTTGTTAAAGTCCCGACTATACCCGATGCGCTAATTCCTGTTACGGCAACGTTGGCGTTACCAATTGTTGTTGTTGTGGCGCTGTTGACCGAGGCAGTCATCGTTACCATCGTATTAGTGGTAAAGAAACTGCCTAACGCTGATGTTCCCGCAACTCCGGTAACGGAGACATTTGCAATTCCAACAACGGTAACTGCGCCAACTGCGCCTGTTCCTACTACTGCGCCTGCCTGCCCAAACGCGTCACCCTCAATGTTGGGAGCCGCACTGTTAACTGACGCCGTTGCCGTTACATTGTAGGCAACGTTGGTGTTCCAAGTTCCGGTGTTCCACCCTTGGAGGGAGCTATTCCACCCCTGAAAGGCTGCGACCGGATCGGCCATTAGGCTATCCGGATAATCGCGTTAGAAGCATCCGCTGTAGGAAACACAATGGTAAAGTCGCCAGAACTAGCCGCTTTATCCGCACCAAAATCTAGCACACAAACCGTTGGATCTCCCGAAGCCGCCTCGTTGTAAACCAAAGCGCCTCGCACTCCAGATATTGTTACGGTAGAAAAAACTTCATCTGCAAAATCTGTAAACGCGGTAGTACTACTAGAGGTAGGCGTCACACTGGTAAGAAAGTTACCTTTTGCCGTGTAGTTTGTACCACTAATCTCGTTACTAGAGGTATAAGCAGTTGTTGCAGCGGTAAATGTTGCACTATTGGTATATAGAGCAATTTTAAACTGATCGCTTGCTGCCGTAAAGTTATGCACACCCTTCAGCAGTTCTACTTTGAACGAAGTACATAGAAAGTTGCCGTTAAAAGCCATTTACATTTTCCTTATATATTCGGCCAACTTTTGCTGACCAGCATCTTTTATTGCATTATATACCGTAGTTCTGTCGCTTTGAATAGCCTGCATCATATAGACGGCAATGATCTTTTCCATTTCATTACGGTACGCAAGGGCCTGATCCCTTATTGCGGGGTGAGCGTTGTCTGAAATACCTATGATTTTATTTACGCAACGCTTCGCAGTTTCTTCTGGAGTAAAGCCACGGTTGTCCGTAGTCTCTACTTCCACCTTAAAGTCATTAGACATTTCAACGCCAAAAGACATATTATTCATTGTTTTTGCCTCACCACTGGTCCTGTTCGATACTCATCAGTAACTTCTTTGCTCTCGCCAAGTAACTTGAGACCCATGATAGCCTCAACAAAACGTTTTTCATACAAGACCTGCATGTCCTGTTCGCCCTTCATAAAGATGTACGCTTCCATTAAGCTTCCGTACAAAAGGGCTAGATCGGCGTTTTCACTTATCCAAGTTAAAGTAATGTCAGGAACTATTTTNTCTGAAGTTGTTCCGCTNGGAACATNGTTAATTACAGCAACGGCNCCGCTGGTGTTTCCCACCAAAGCTGTTCCAGAAGACGCGGTTCCTCTAGGGTAAGCGTCTGTAAGGCCCGCAGGAAAATTAGCGGTTAAGGTTGTGTTGCCAGTTCCTGTGGTTCCTGTAACAATAAACGAAGAGTTTTCAGTAGAAGAAGTTGCACCCGCAGGCGTTGCAATAATAGTTTCTCCAGCGGAAAAAACAGTTGAGCCAGTGTAGGCAACAGAAAATGTTGTCTGACTTTTAGTCAGGCTGGTGGGACGGTAAAAGTAATGTATTTCAGCCGCATAACCACTGTCAGGAGTAGGGCTTAAAATAAGGTTGTTTAAATCATACTGAGCATAATAACGAGGCGGACCCGTTACAGTAGCGTCTGGATTAAAAGACTGCACAAAGTTTGAGTCTTTAAAATCTAAAAATACTACGTTGCCAGAACTGTTAGTAAACGACAAAGCAAAAGGTGCTAAAAAATCGCTTGGAACCCCCAAAAACTTATTAGAGGCGGACATTGCACCAGCGTCGTTCTTTTGAAACAAACTTAGTTGAACGTTCTTTAAAATACGTTCTTCTGTGTTTTTAATAAAAACAGGGAGATTACTTACAAACGTTGTTTCGTTGTTTTCAGTGTAATCAATTATTGCCTGTTTTAATGTAGTGTAAGTATAGCTCATGATATAACCACCGTAACATCTCCTACAAAACCAAAAACCCGTGTTGGTCTAGGCTGCGGTTCTTCTACTAAGGGAATCCCAACATAAACATCTAAATTTTCTTTTATATCAGGACGCGCATCTTTTAAAGCTTCAGGATCGTTTACTTTACGAAAGGGACCCAGTTGGGGCTGTTTAGCCTCAAACTCATCGCGACCAACAAGCAGGCCGTTCCACTCTTTACGCATGTCTCTATACCGATACCGGAAGCCGGATCGATCAGAGATAGCATAAGAGTTTCTACCTGTTGCAAATTTGCTCATCAACCCACCCTGTAATAATCATATTTTGGAACAACGTTAAACGATGCCCGGTCACGATCTTCAGTCATAGCGCGTTCAAACTCTTCTTCATACATAGCTTTTAACATTTGAACACGATTAGGGGCTCGCTTTACTGCAATGTAATAAGCTAATCCTGCCGCTAAACATGGATAAAACCTAAACGGCATGTCCATAGTGTTTATAAAGGTATCTGCGTCATCCATGCGGGTAAGGGCGTTATAGTAAATAACGTCAGTGCTGTTCTCTGGAACAGGCCAAACCTTTAAACTAGGAGTAACTTGGCGATCTAAAAAGAACTGGTTTGGACGGCTTTCAGTGGTTTTGTTAGGAATACTAAGATAGTCATCTCGGCTCAACCTAGACAAAGAATAATCCGTTCCGTCCCTCTGGACTACTATAGAAAGAATATCAATTACATCCGCGCCTAGAGCATATGCCCCAGTGCTTTCAACCATAGCAAGAGTGCGCTGGGCAATAGTCCACTGGTTTAAACCGCGGTTCGCCCATTCAGCCAACATAAGATTTAAAGAACGTTTTGCTGATTTAAGATCATAACCAGTACGAACATCTAAGCCGCAACGCTCAAAAGCTTCTTCAATATATTCTGCTACATCAAGTTCAAAATCTACGCTGCTAGAAACTGCCATATCATTCCTCGTTGTAAATGTTGTCGAATATTTGGTTTACATCTAATGTATAGTCTAAATCAGATTTAGAATAATGTACATGCTGAGAGGGCTTGAAGTCAGGAGCGCCTTCTCCAGTTTCAAACCAAGCAGGATGAGTTACTCGCACCCGGTTGTTAGGCAACGCAACAATATTACCCGTCCATTCACCCGCTTCTAAAAGCTGCATAACATGCGCTTGCTTATGTTGAGCCGGATCATCCGCAACATCTGTGTCAGTGTAATCAACAGTAAACATATACTTAGCTGGAAAGAGTTTGCCGTCTATCTTTGCCATCCAAGGGCAAGGCGTAGCTCTGTCCAAAGTATATACCGCATGAGTATGAGACGGACAGTCCCAAGGTTGTGCGTTGTGTACCGCCATTGGAACGGGCCAATCTTCTAAAGGCTCGTCAGCAACCAAAGCAGTTATCGGCATTCTAGCCCACATTGCACCGCCGTGAACGTTTTCGTCACCGTCCTCATCAGCCTCACAACCCGTAAAGATTATCTGAAAGCTCAAACAACGGTTGGGCATTGTGGTTACAGCAATTGCCATAGCATGCAGAAATTCGCCGTGGTAACGCTCATGATTGACCGTATACTCACGACGAACCCAACACTTAAAGTGTGGTATGTTACTTTGCAAAAAAGGCATTTAATTACTTTTTCTTAGCTGCGCCGCCGCGTTTCATTTTAGCAGCGCCACCTTTAGCGTAACCTTTTTTCTTCATCATAGCGCCGCCCATGCTTCTTTTAGCAACGCCACCTTTAGCGAAGCCTTTTTTCTTCATTGCGCCGCCCATTTTCTTTTTAGTAACGCCGCCTTTAGCGTAACCTTTTTTCTTCATTTTTTTCATGCTACTGATCCTTTTGTTTTTTTGCGTCTATTGCTTAAAACCTTTCCGCAACCCCGTGCTACCACAGTTCCGGCTACTTTGTTGCCTCTAAAAGGTCTCTTTGCTTTTGTTGTAGAAATCTCACCTCCTGTATACATATTTGTAACGGTAGCAGCTTTTGTATTTTTTACAACTTTTTGACCTTTAGCTCCCGCACGTTTCTTTTTTGCGGCAGTGGCGCGGCGTTGTTCTTTAGTAAGAGAACGAGCTTTGCTTTCAGGCAAGCAGCGGTCAGGTTTTTTCTTGTTTTTAGAAGTGCCACAAGGCCCCTTTATGGAGCCGTCAGATCCTATTCTGACCCAGTTCTGGTCGCGCCATTTCTTTAACTCTCCCATTTAACTTTTCTTTCTAGGAGAGCGTAACATTGTTTTCAAAGTTTTGGCCTGTCCGGCATGAAGTTTTGAAGCTTTGTTCAAACCCTTTACAACCTTTTTAACTTTTCGTTTGTTACCTTTACTTAGCGTCATCCCTTTTTCCTTTTACTTTTCTTGGCATAATTGGGGTCTTTACAATACTTAGACGCTGCCATGTTTGCATAAGCACTGGGATATGTGTCGAATGTTCGCTTGGCCCATGCTTTTCCAGAAGGACATATCTTACTGCCCTTGCTTTTTGGAGAAGCTTCTCCACCTCTTTTAAAGTAGCTTAAACCTCTAGGCATAGCGTCTTTTTTGCGAGGNGAGGTAGTGATTTGTTTGTTCATTTGACTACGACTTATTGCCATTTTAACACTTCCATCTTTTACGAGCTTGGCGCAAACGACTGTTAGGATCCTTTGCCGCTTTTGGAAACTTCTTCATCTGACCCAAAGAACGAGCGCAATAAGACTTACGACGCTTTGCTGCCACGCTGCCTTTTTTAACTTTTCCAGTAACAGCCGTTTTTAACTTGGATCCGGGGTTTTTTCTTCGGTAAGCTTTAACGCCCTCTGCGGTCATTCCCGCCCCTTTTTCAGTAGGCCGAAAATTCTTTTTATTTCGCGCAGGCATTTCACCTTTGCTGGTTTTTTTACTAGGTTTAGCCATACTTTTTACGCATATACAAAATGATTGTATATGTGTCTGCGCCCGTATGACCTATTGTTGTAAAAGCAAGGTCCCCGGTTTTGCCACTTCCTGAGTTGTTGGTTAAACCACCAAAAACGGTATAGTCGTGAGAGCCGCTCTGGTTTTCGCCAAGCTCAATGCAAAATGCGTTCGTAGTCGCATCCCAAAAAATCTGAACTTTCATACCGATGCACTGCCACCAAATACGTTCAATCACAACGCCCGTACAAGCGTCACCGTCCACACTGGATAACAAGGCAGAAACATCAACCTTTGTGACGGCAGACTCTCCGGTCCCGTCGGAAACGTTTGTGAACTTCATAACGACCTGTTTACCGCCGTCGATCAGCGTTTGTGAGGTTACAGCATCCGCCATATTAATCTCCTATAAAATATAGGCGGGGCGTTAACCCCGCCAAATTATTAAGCGTTGTAGCCAAAAAATTCGATAAGGATTTTACCAGCAGTGTAGTCCGCGTTAGTAGCAGCACCTGTAACCAAGTACATAAACTTACTAGCCGCTGGCGGTACAGGAATACCCAGTACAGAACCCGCTGCTAAGTCGCCGCTGTTCAACATCTGAACTTGGTTAGACAAAGAAGTAATAGCCGCATCTTCAGCGCCAGTTGACTCATCAGCATACCACAGATCAATATCTGGATCACCGCCTGCGGGAGTTTCCATGCAGGTTAACTTGCCACCAAGAATGGTTCCGTTAAGAGCTACAGTGGTTGTGCCGATGTTAGAACTTGCAGTCCCGGCTTTACCAATAATGTCACCAGAACCTGAACTTGCCAAGCCTGTAAGGTCAATCAAAATGCTGGTGTGCCACATGCCGCCTGCCTGTGTAACAGTAGAAGCATAGATCGTACCTGTGCCTGTTGTAATGCCTGTGCCCGCGGTTGGACCTGCGTTACCGGTTAGAGTTGTTACCCCAGTTACAGCAAGAGTTCCGCCTACTGAAGCGTTTGTTCCATATGTAGAATTAGTGGTTTGAGCGCCAGTTGTGGCATTGGTTGTGATGTCTTCAAAACCGTTTTGCGAACGCACTGGTCCGCTAAAAGTAGAATTACCCATGAGAATCTCCTGTCTGGGTTAAGTCAGTCGCCCAATGCAACTGTCAGGGATAAACGTATTATACATAANACAGAACAAAAAGAAAGGGGCAACCGAAGCTGCCCCTTAATTTATTGATTTGACAAAGCTTACGCTGCGCCGGGAGTTCCAAATACAGAACGCCAATCACT